AACAGTTACACATATAGGAAACTCCAATTTCACGCTAAGTGGAACCACCGCAGACAAGCGTGTTTCAATCAAATACATAACAAGGGTATAGGAAAAACAAATGGGCGTAGAAGACAACGAATTTCAAATAGCAAATCTAAATGCAAACACTTCATTCTTTGATTGGTTTACAAAAACTAACGATGAAATTTTTGCTAAACTCAATAAACTTGAAATTTACAACATCGATATACAAGGATCTGGTGTTCAAGGTATAAGTGCCGCACTAGGAAATTCCGCTGCTTCTAATGCAACGGCAGGATTTTTACGCCTTGGTCTTGCAGATACCGTGCCTCATGGAATTACCTTACAGGGAGATCTTGTCGTATCTGGTTCGACAGATTTCGTTTATACAACTCCGGCTGGAGCAACTACCCCAAATATTGGTACGGGTGGGTTTGTCTGTATTAGTTCTGCTGGTGGAGTTACCCATACTAACGTTTCCAATGCAGGTGTAACAACAATGCCATTTCATAAGAATGAAACCATAGGTATTGTTCAGTCAATATCAGGTAATACGGTTAGAGTTGCGAATAGGGGAATTTACGATGAATTTGTAGGACTAACCACAGGTCAACTCTACTATCTTGATCCAACTGTTAAGGGTGGATATACATTCAACAGACCAAGTGTTAGTGGAGAGACTGTAAAACCAGTATTCTTATCTCTGACTGAAACCTCTGGTATACTTCAAATTGGAGCATCCGATGTGATTGGTTCTACATTCGCGTAGTATGTCTTTACATAGAAAAAAATGTAATTGTAATTGTGGTAAAAAAACTTTTGTTCCAGAGTCTTTAAAAAGAAAAAGTAGAAATATAATGCACAATCCGTTCACTATGGTACAGTCATTTGCAAAATCACTTGCTTCTAGAGGACTGAAAAATAACAAGGCAGATACTGCCACAAAACAACTAAGAACACTAAGTTGTTTTGGTGATAAATCAATTGGTGGACATTTACCTAGATGTCAACATCTAACTAAAAGTAGTCACCATCCCGGAAAATTTTACTGTGGGGGGTGTGGGTGTGGGGATAGAAAAGCCACATGGTTACATGCAAACGAGGAGGAATATTCTAAATTAGATTACCCTAAATTAGAATGTCCCCTTAAGATGCCAGGATTTACTAATTACGAAATTGGTGAAAATAAAGAAAATGTGAGAAAAACCATAATAGAAAATTATGATATGAAAAAGCTAGTGAAAATTACGGTCTCTACACCGTCGCCATTAAATTGATATTTTAGATCTCAAAATCCCCTAAATAACTAAGAGGTGTAAATATGTCAAATCCAAATTCAAGAGAAACCCTTATTGATTATGCTCTTAGAAGACTCGGTGCTCCAGTTGTCGAGATAAACGTAGATTACAAGCAAGCAGAAGAGCGTCTTGATGACGCACTAGAATACTTTTCTGAACGTCATTTTGATGGTGTTGAAAGGTGTATTTTTGCATATCAGATTACACAGGAGGATATCGATAATCAGTATATCCCAACAGGTAATATACAAAAAGCAATGGGGTTTGGAGACGCTCCCGGTCCTAGCGGAAAAGATCTACTGTCTATTGTTCGGGTATTTAAATTTGGAGCACTTGCAAATCAAGACATGTTTGACATTCGGTATCAGTTAGCTTTGACTGATTATTTCGGAATCAACCGTGGTCTAGGAATGGCTAGTTCACTAGGTTTAGCTGGATATGATAGCACTATGAGATATATTAGTATGGTAGAGCAGTTCTTTAATCCAGAGCATATTATACATTTCAGTAAAGTAACAGATAGACTTATAATGGATACAAATTTAGCTAAGGATTGCTCCCCCGGACAATATGTTGTTATTGAAGGATATGCCACACTAAACCCAAATGACTACCCAAAGATTTTCAATGATCGTTATCTCAAAGAATATATTACTGCGCTAATAAAACGACAATGGGGATCAAACCTATCTAAATTTGATGGTGTTCAGATGCCTGGTGGTGTTACACTACGTGGTGGTCAGCTATACCAAGAGGGATCAGCAGAAGTTGCGGCACTCGAACAACGAATGCAATCTGAATATGAACTTCCACCACACTTCATAACGGGATAATATGGCACAAAATCCATACATCAGAGATGTTAATAGCGAACAGAATCTTCTAGAAGATCTGAATGCTGAGTTTATTCGTGCTCTAGGAAGAAACTGCTATTACATTCCAAGAACACTGAATAATTATGATCCAATTTATGGTGAAGATACTGTGTCATCATTTGATCAGGCATATCTTATTGAAATGTATATGGAAAACCCACAGTCATTTGGTGGGGATGGTGATATAGTAGGTAAGTTTGGTATTGATCTTAGAGATAAAGCAACTTTTAGAATTGCAACCAGAACATTCGAAAGAGAAGTCACAAAAAGAGATGCCACCATTGTTCGCCCACGAGAAGGTGATTTGATTTATTTTGTTCTCTCTGATTCTCTTTTCGAAATAACATTTGTTGAACATGAAAATCCACTCTACCAATTAGGGAATCTATACTCATTCCTCGCATTTAGTGAATTATTTGCCTATAATAACGAAGAATTTGATACTGGTATATGTGAAATTGATGAATGTTTTGCACGACAGAGAAAAGAGCGAGCACAGATACTCTCTATGGGTGCACCCACAGGGACAGAAAATACTACAAGTGAATACCTTGAAGGTGAGACTATATTCCAAGTTGGTGGAACCTTTGGTACGTTTGCTACTATTGATAGAGCAACTGCAACAGCACAAGTAATTGATTGGAATTCTGATACAAGTAAATTAACTATTGGAGCCATTTCAGGATCTTTTGAGATGCAAGACTCCGGATCTTCTGTTAAAGGTCTAGAAAGTAATGCAGAAAGATTCGCGGGGTCTGTGGGTGATGCAGACTTCTTTAGTCAAATAAATACTGAAGATGAATCACTTCAAGGTGATAATGAAGACATACAATTAGAAGTTGAAAAAGACGATCTGATTGATTTCTCAGATAAAGATCCTTTTTCTGGTGGTAATTATTAGTGTTTAGCTATTATAATAATGAATCTCTTAGAAAATTAGTTGTTGGATTTGGTAATCTTTTCAATGATATGTACGTTGGTAAATACGACAAAGACGGTAATCTTACGGAGAAGGATAGAGTTCCTTTAACGTATGGACCAAAAGAAAAATTCATTCGTAGAATTAAAGAAGTCAGCACTATTTCTGATGTCACTCGATCAAGAATAACTCTCCCACGTATGGGATTTGAGATGTTGGGTATGAGCTATGATCCAACAAGGAAAGCAAATAAGCTAAGAAGAACTTCTGGTACAGTTTCTGATGGGGAAGCTCAGTCTGGGTTTTCAGCAGTTCCATACCTTGTTAATTTTGGTTTATATACATTCACCAGAAACATAGATGAAAATCTACAACTTGTAGAACAAATATTTCCATACTTTAGTCCAGAATTTATAATATCTGTGAACTTTAATGCTGTGGATAAAGCTGTGAACATACCTATCATATTAACAAGCACTGGTCTTTCTGAAATATATGAAGGTGATTTTTCTGAAACAAGAAGCATCACAACAACATTTAGTTTTATAGCAAAAACATATGTCTATGGAAAAATCGCACCCTCCCCCGTTGTTACTGAATCGGAAATTCGTTTCTTTGATGATACTGATGAAGGGGGAGTCTGAATGACTAGAAGAGCTATCGGTATCACTAAAATAAGGAGCAATAATCAAATAGATAGATTTGATATAGAACAAGTAACAGGACCATTATCAATTGATGGGTATTGTCCATTATATACTACTTCTCGCGCTGCTGTTGCAGCTAGTCCCTTCCCTGATATGGTCCGGCCCGGTGAGAAAACAGTTGGATATCATGTACACGTTCTTAACGGAACTAGGTATTATATGCCAAATGGTTTGAAAATGGGAGAAACACAATTCCATGGTGACTGCCCGGGTATAATTCCCAGTCCCGGTGATGCCACAGAATTTGATCCAGATGCAGTACCCCGCATAATTGTTGCTGGTGGAAAATTAGATTTTCCATACAAGCCATCTCTTGTACAAGATGGATCTAAGTATAGCATGTATTATATCTCACAGGGAGCGATGGGATTGACCGAAGACATAGAAGCATATAAAAATGAGACGGACGAAGAATTCCGAGAACGCATACAAAACTATCTTGCAGGTAAAGCAGTTTTCAATTCTGAAACCGCAAATACACTTGACAGATGGATAGATTTGTATGGTGAAGATCCTACTGTGGTCAGAAGCACGTATCTCAATGAAAAAACTACAGGGTGGATTCTTCTTGATTGGGAAAAACCAATAAATCTTGGTGGTTTACTCAATGTATCTAATGCAGACTTAACATGGTGGGTAAAAGGTATAATAAGAAGGATAAATATCCTTCGTGAATTTTTACCAAATGCAAAATTTGGAATATGGAGACTTGGGCAAGGTCTCGGCCCTACCAATGGTAATGCGGCAGATGTTAATCAATACAGAAGAAGGCAGCTACGCGCTGCTGAAATTGAGTATCAAGGAAAAAACCTCTTTGAAACTATTGACTTTTTAAGTCCTACATTCTATCAGTATGAGTATTATGTAGGTACTGAGGCATACACTAGAGTAGTTGATGGAACTAGAGTGCAGAGGTCTAAAGATGTATGTGATGCTATGTTTGAAAAATTTGGTAAATTAAAGTCTGTTGTACCTATACTTAAATATAATTATGCTGACTCCATATATGGAGCTATTGAGTCTCTTCAACTAAATTCAATAGAAATTTCTTACATGAAAGACTACGCAAGTCACTGGGCATTTTGGTTTGTTTTATCACAAGGATTGTATGATTATTACTATAGAAGAGATCAATTGACTTTATATTACGAAGAATTTTATCTAAATAATACTGAAGCAGTTCCACTACCAGTAGAACCAAGTCTTGAGAGTTATTAGAAAGGTAATTATTAATGTTTAGTTATTATAATAATGAATCTCTTAGAAAATTAGTTGTTGGATTTGGTAATCTTTTCAATGATATGTACGTTGGTAAATTTAACGATGACGGTGATCTTATAGAGAAGGATAGGGTGCCTTTAACGTATGGACCAAAAGAGAAGTTTATAAGAAGAATTAAAGAAGTCAGTACAATTTCTGATGTTACTCGGTCAAGGATAACCCTTCCCCGTATGGGATTTGAAATGTTGGGTATGAGTTACGATCCAACAAGGAAAGCAAATAAGCTGAGAAGAACCTCTGGTGCTGTTTCTGGTGGTGAAGAAAAAACAAGCTTTTCGCCAGTTCCATGTCTCGTAAATTTCGGTTTATATACATTCACCAGAAACATAGATGAAAATCTACAACTTGTAGAACAAATTCTGCCATACTTTAGTCCAGAATTTATAATATCTGTGAACTTTAATGATGTGGATAAAAAGGTAAACGTACCTATTGTATTAACAAGTACGGGAATATCTGAAATATATGAAGGTGATTTTTCTGAAACAAGAAGCATCACAACAACATTTAGTTTTATAGCAAAAACATATGTCTATGGAA